GTTGGTGTCCCTCCTTCGTTCAGGTGCTGGCGCATTATATCGTCGTCACCGGCCTCCTTCATTGCGCGCCGAATGGCTTTCCGCAGGTCGCAACCATTAAACCAAACCGGCTGGCCATCCACGTTCAGCCAAATCGTGTTTGAATCGAGCAGTTCCTTGTCCTCCCGCAGCGCGGCGTTTTCCCGCTCCAGCTCGCGTATCCGGCGTGCGGCTGCATCGGGATTAGCTTTCGCCCATTGCCACGTTGCGCTCACGGCTGCGCCTCCTTTCGTGCAGCGTCGAGAGCAGCGCGTGCAATCCTAAACAACCCACGGGCAGCAGATGGAGGGATGTCTCCACCCGTGTCCTCCCATGCGAGCCACGGGGTGAGCGCAGCACGCAGCGCGGCGTTCTCGCGCCGTAGACTTTCACGTTCGTCGATGGCTTGCTCGTACATGACGCATAAATCTTCGCGTGACCATGCGGTATGTTTGTCTCGCATCGTTGTGAGCGCGGCCCGCAGCGATGCGTTTTCTGCGCGCAGGTCGCGTACGGTGTTAACGACCTCTGTCGGGATTTCGACGATGAGTGTGGGGGGAGGATAGCTCACTGTGCACCTCCCATCGCCGCCACGACCTTGGCCGCGTACTTCTCAGTGGCCGGCTTGGATGCGCCGCGTGGCCCGCCGTTGTGTATCCGGGCCAGTGTTACGACGTCGCCGCGTTCCCACGCCTGCGGCGCGTATTTCTTCAGGTACGCGCTGACCACGCGGACGCTGTAATCGTAGTCGGCGACCTTGGTGTAGTCGCCCGCAACTTTGCTGTCCTTGTGGTACGGCCGGTGGATCTGCAGCGGGCCCAGCGCGCGGCCGTTGTCGCCGACGATGGCGCCGGCGCGGCCGCCGGTCTCGACTTGGTGCAGGGCCTTGAAAAAGGCCGGAGGGGGAGCGGCGTGCGCAAGCGCAGCCAGCCCGAGGTAGGATGCTAGGGTCTTCATGTGTGGTAGGGACGCCGTGCCAATCGGCGATTGCGCACCGAAATTCAATCTTAATTTACGGCACCGGGTCGGACGGCCTTAGTGGGGTATAGGGGACCGGTAATACAACAAGTAGTGGTTTGTCCTTGTGTGTTGAAAACTTATCCGGCTTTTTCCGCGCGTCCCCATGAAAGTCCCACGCACCCAGCGCCGCGCCGTGACGACGTTGCGCCCTCCCCAGAAGATTGCTGACGCGATCGACTGTCACGCCCACCACTGGAAGCTGCACCGCTCCGAGGTTATCCGCGGAGCTCTCGACAGCTTCTTGTCTAATCCGGGGACGCACCCGCCGCATGGCCCGGTGCGTCTGTTATACGCGAAGCTCAACAGCAAGTTGGTCGCCGCACCGCTGGCGTTTTCCTGTGAGCCCGGGCGCCTGAAATTCTACCGCCAGTCGGCCGACGAGCTCGGTTACGGCAGTCTCGCGGGGTTAGTCTCTATCGCTGTCGCGTCCGTGCACAGAATTGAACCATGAACCTGAAACAACTCGAAGAAGCTGTCATCGCGCTGCGTGCGCGGGGCCATCATCCACTGACGCCAGTTGTGGTGCAGGACTGTGACCACAGTACGGTTCCGATCGACCGGCTCGAAATTCGGCGCGGCATCGTCACGCTCCTACCTGACTGGGTCGAGGCTGTGCCTGACGATGACGATGACGAGGAGGAATTCGCATGAGCCGTGTCATCGAGTGGATCTACCTCTCCGCGTTCGCGGTGGTCCTGTTCGTCCTGTGGCCGTTCATCCGCGGGCCGAAAGGAGGCGACGATGAGCAGCTACGCTGAGTCCGCGTCGAGCGCCATCCGCACGCTCGAATTTTTGATGACCAAACACGGCAAGGCTTTTGACAAGCCCGCCGCGCCGCGAGTGCCGCGTGACGTGTTGGCGGCGATTCCGCGGGTTGCCGCGCACACGCCGCAGGTCCTCGTCAAGGTCACGCCTCAACTGCACGACACCATCTACGCGGAGGCGACGACCACGTTTCGTTCGCACCGCGAGATCGCAGCGCACTTTGGCGTGTCTGCGACCAACGTGTCGCGTATCGCGAGCCGGCGGCACCCGATGTACGACCCGCAACGCAGTGAGGCGTTCCGGTACGCGCACCTTAAAAAGCCGGCGGCGTAGGTAATACAACAAGGCCCTTCACACCGAGGCTGCACCCGCTATTCCGGCGGGATGCAGCCTTCGCTTTTTGTGGCCATCGATCCCGGGGCGTCCGGCGCCTACGTGGTTCGGCGGCCTGACGGCGCGTTGTCGTCGGTTGGCGAGTACTCGGACCCGGCCGACGTGGTGAAGCTCTGTGCATTTCTGCGCGCTAACAATTTGTCAATTTTCCCGATCGTTGCGGTCATCGAGCAAGTCTGGGGGTCGCCCGTGATGGGGGTGTCGGCGGCGTTCTCGTTCGGAGAAAACTACGGCGGCTGGTGCATGGCAATGCGGGTTGCCGGGATCCCTCTCTTCTCGGTGACGCCGCAAGCGTGGCAGAAAATCGTGGCGCCCGACGTCGCCGGCCAAGGGCCGGACCGCAAGCGGGCGCTTAAGGCCCGGGCGGCATCTTTGTTCCCCGATCTGCGCGTCACGCTGGCCAACGCGGATGCGCTCCTGCTGTCGCAGTATTGCGTGGAGCAGCTCCGCGCCGGCGCGTCGCTCGGTAAATCCATCTAGACTGGTGCAACCGCTCCCGTTCCAGACCGACGCGGTGGCGCACCACGTCCGCCTCCTGCGCGAGCGCGGGGCCTCGGCGGAGGCGAGCGTCGCGGGGTTCGGCAAGACGTTCGTGGCGTCGTTCGTCGCGAAAGAGCTGCAGCACCCGATGGTCGTGCTGTGCCCGAAGGTGGTCATACCGCACTGGATACGTGCTGCGCAGGCCGTCGGCGCCCCCGTCCGCTGCGTGAGCAACTACGAGCAGTACAAGCTCGGCCACACCGGCACGGGCGAGTGGGCGATAAAAAATCGGCGGTGGGCGTGGAAGCTACCCAAGCCGTCGCTGTTGGTGTTTGACGAGGCCCACGTCTGCAAGACCCGCACGTCGCAGAACGCGAAGCTGCTCGTAGCAGCGAAGAGGCAGGGCATCCCGACAATGGTGATGAGCGCCACTCTGGCGGTGGACCCGATGGACCTTTACGCGGCGGGATACCTGCTCGGCCTGCACAGCGGCGACCATTTTGACTGGCAGGGCTGGCAGTCCCGGTTCGGCGTCATCCGCAACGGATTCGGGTTTGCCTTTGATCCGCGACACGACCCGACAGCTCTGAAGCGTCTGAATTCCGAGCTGTTTCCTAGTCGCGGCCACCGGAAAACGTACGACGAGATTCCCGGATTCCCGGAAGCCACGACCGACGTTCGTGAAGTGCACGGTGATCTCGACAAGCTGCAAGCGATGGAGGCGGCGTGGGTGCGCACAGGCCAACTTGAGCAGCTCAGGAATGAGGCGATCAACGCCGCGGTGGAGCGGCTGCGGGCCCGGCAACTGGCGGAGTTGGCGAAGGTGCCGGCGATCATAGACCTCGCCCGCGACCTGATCGCCTCGGGACTTTCCGTTCCAGTCTTCCTGAATTTCCACGACTCGATCGACGCGGTGGCCGCGGCCCTTGAGTGCCCGGTCATCGACGGCCGAGCAAGCGACTCGGCACGCATTGCGGCCATTCAGGGGTTTCAGATCGATCGCCACCGTTGCCTCGTGTTGCAAACGGGAGCCGGCGGAGTCGGTATCAGTCTGCACGATACGATAGGTCGTCACCCGCGGCACGCGCTTATCAGCCCGCCGGAGAACGCCCGCGACCTGATCCAGACGCTCGGCCGGGTGCGGCGCGTGGGGCAGAAGACTCCGTCTTTCCGTTCAATCGTCACGCTGGCGAACAGCATCGAGCGGCGCGTGAAGGCGGCCGTTGAGCGCAAGGCCGCGCAGATCGAGACGATTAACGACGGAGATCTCGACCCACTTCACGCATGAAGTCTAAACAACGCACTAAGAAACCGTCCACGAAACCGCGCCCAGCCCGCACCCGTCAGCAGATCATCGACTGGCTCAATAAGCTCGGCATAAGCCTGATTCTCGCCGACGGTTTTGAGGAGGCGTTTCTTGGCGTCGATTATGACGACAATGACCTGCCGCGCGCCGTGTACTCGCGCGACAAGTGTATCGAGATACTGTCGCGCGAGATGCAGCACGAAGAGGCCATTGAATTTTTCGACTTCAACGTCGACTGCGCTTACGTGGGTCACCAGACCCCAATTTACATCGACACGATCCCACAGCCTTAACAGCCGCGTTGCGATGGACCTCCCACCCCAACCAAACGGCGCGCAGCAGCTCCACACCGAGATGCTGGCGCTGATCAACCGTTATATGCACGAGGCGGACATCTCGATCTGCGAGGCGATCGGCGTCATGCGGTTGGTCGAGGAAGACGTATTGGAAAAGTTGCGACAGCTTAATCGGCCCGATGCGGTGTAATACAACAAAGTGGGCTTGTAATACATCCCTAAGCGTGACTCTGCCGGCGCCTTTGCGACTGTCGCCGGCATGAGCAACGAACGCCCGCACGCCGAGCGCAGCGCCTCCCAGCAGGGATCTCTGGCGGTGTGTCCGGGCTACCGGCCGCAGCCGTCCGGCAAGCGGGCGCACTGGGTTACTGAGCAGGGAACGCGGGGCCACGCGGCTCTGGAATCCGGGGACTCCGGTGAGCTGGAGTCCGGGTTCGAGGAGCGCATGGTGGCGATGTGCGAGCAGTACGCGTCGCAGTTCGTGGAGCTCGGTTCGACCGTCATCGACGAGTTCAAGGTCGACACCATTGAAGGTCGTTGGGGTTACTGCGACCGCTTGGTTGTCTGCGCCGACGGCACTGCGCACTTGCTGGACTGGAAGTTTGTTCGGGCGAAAGAGGTAGTCGACGCCGAGGTCAACTTGCAGGGCAAGGACTACGTGGTCGGAATTTTTGGTGACGCGCGTTTTGCGACCGTCAACAGCCTGCACGTCCACTTCGTGATGCCGCGGCTTGGTGCTGTCACGCGGACCAGCACCCCGTTCACCCGGGCGGACGTGCCTCGGCTCCAGCTCGAGATCTTTGCCAACCTTGCCCGCGCCAAGGCGACTGACACAAAGCGGTTCCGAGGCGCCTCACTAAACCCGAGCTACGACGTCTGCCGTTACTGCGGCGCCGCGGGCCGCTGCGTGGCGCTGCGCAAGATCGCCGACCAGCTCGGTCGCGCCTATGATCCCGAGGGTTACGGCAAAAAGCCCGCTATCCCGGTGCAGACGCACGCAAGCGAGGTCAAAGACCCTGCGGCCCGTGCACAGCTTCAGGAGCTGGCCGGATTGATGGAGACGTGGTCGGCATCCGTGCGGCACCACAACCTCACCGCTGCGCTCGCCGACGAGAAGAATCTGCCTGCCGGTTACGTTGTGGACTGGTCGCAAGGGCGCCGTCGCGTGACCAGCGCCGAAGGCGTTCTCCTCGCCGCTCAGGAGTTCGGCATTTCCGCTCAAGATCTTATCGACGCGGCCAGCCTGAGCTGGACAAAGGTTGAGGAGACGCTGCGCAGCCGCGCTGCCCGCGGCGAAAAGGCGCAGGTAATCGCAGCCTTTGGCCAGCGGCTGGTTGAGCTGGACGCCGTCCAGAGGCCAGACCCGACCCCGAAGCTGGTGCGCGCCCGCCCCGCCCGCGTGTAATTTTTCCTACCATGAGAACAAAAATCAGCCCGAACGCCGCGGAGGAGGCTCCCTCCACCGCCCTTGCCACGGTCGACGAAACGACGACGACCCTGACGCACTACAATGCCGACCAGTACGACGACGTGTCCCGCGACGTCGAAATCCCCGTGTTGGCTCTGGTCAACAACGTCGGCCCGCTGGCGACGCAGTTTCGCAACAAGGCCGGCAACTTTGTCCTCGGCGACAACCTGCTTGGCGAGAAGGTACGGGTCATTCCGGTGCAGGTAATGAAGTTCTATCGCGAGACGTGGCGCGCTGGTAAGGAGATCAAGTACGGATCGCCCGAGGACAAAACGCGCCGCACGTTCAACTCCGCGCAGGAGGCCGCGAAGGCGGGCTACGCGATCGACTTCGACGGCGTACACTCAAACCGCATTGAGGAGTGCGGTCGCGTCGGCTACCTCGTGCTCAAGCCTGACGGCGACAAGAGCGGGGAATTTATCCTGAAGGCCGGCTCGCTGGAGCTCGCTCAGGCGAAGTGCAGCTACCAGCGTGGAGGTTACCGCGAGGTGTGGCGCCGCATCTTCGAGCACGCGCACAAGCTCGCCCTTGCCGGTGGCTTGAGTACGAAGGGTCTTAACCACGGACAGGTCTTCTCCGCCGCCAAGGCGTGGACCCATTCGTGGACTATTTCTGCCGCTGTAGTTACCGGCGCGCAGAATTCGTGGTATGAGCCGCGCATCGCGAAGGGTGAGGCGCTGCCGCCGGAGGTGGTAGAGTGGATTACCACCAACTACGGCGCGCTGTGAGAAAAGCCCGGGGGAGACGCGCGAACGTCTCCCCCGGGTGTATTCACAATCCCTACCAGAGGACACATGAACACGGGTGACATCCTTCATCACATAACGGTGGCCGGCAAGGCCGAAGATCCCGTCCAGACGCGGGACGCACTGCTGACCTACCACGAGTGGTTGGTGCGCGAACGGCAACGCATCCGCACCAAGAGCGGATGGCCCGTCGAAATTTACAAATCTCCGACGACCGGCGAGATCTCGCTGGTGCTGCTGCGGACGAACAAGCGGTGAGAGAGCAGATCCAACAGTTGTTGGCCGGCGCCATCGCGCAGCGGCCGGACGCGGCGTCGTTTGTCGCAATCGACTTCGAGACGTTCTACCGCAGCGAAAAGGTTGCACGTAAGACCGGCAAGAGCCCGTGCACCGTCGAGCTGTCGGGCAACTGGGGGTACTGCCGCCACCCGGAGTGGGAAGCGTACATGGTCAGCATCTACGCGCCTGACGTGCAGTATGTCGGCGACCCTCGTCGCGCGCCGTGGCACAAGCTGTATCACCGCACTTGGCTGTCGCACAACGCCAACTTCGATCGCCACGTTTTTGAGCGGCTGGTGGAGCTCGAGATTGTGCTGCCGGTCGACTACGTGCAGTGGCACGACACGGCCGACCTCGCGGTTTATTCACACTTACCTCGGTCGCTCGCCAACGCAGCGACCTGTGAGTTCGGAGTAAAGCTAGACAAGCAGGTGCGGTCGAGCATGGACGGGGTGCGGTGGGCCGACGTCGCGGAGGACGAGCGTAAGCGCGTGCTCGATTACGCGCTCGAGGACGCGGCGCTGTGCTGGCTGTTGTGGGCCCGGCTGTCTGAGCGGTGGCCGGTGCATGAACGGGCCGCCTCGGTCCACACCGGGCAGATTGAGTTCCGCGGTATTCCCGTGGATTCGACCGCCGTCGACCGGGACATCGCGGTGCTTGAGTCGGCGCTGCACGTCACACGGACGCGGATCCCGTGGGTCGACAGCGAGGACGAGAACGGCAAGCCTGTCGCGTTGCGAAGCAAAGCGGCGCTCGACCGCGAGTGTCTGCGCTGTGGCGTTCAGCCGCCGTCAAGTACGGCGTCGAAGTCGAAGGAGTTTCTGGAGTGGCTCGACGAGTACGGCGAGCGCGTACCTGCGGTGATCGAGCTCGGCCGATACCGGCGCATCGACCGCACGCTGTCTGTTTATCGGGCGCTCAAGGCGCGGATCCGGCCGGACGGGCGGGCGGCGCTCGGCCTCAAGTACATGGGGGCCGCGAAGACCGGAAGGTGGAGCGGGGCGAACAAATTCAACCTGCAGAACTTAATGAAGGCGCCGTTGCTTTTCGACGCCGGCTACGGTTGGTCGGAGGATGCAAAGTCCGCGACCCATGTCGTCGACGTCCGCGCCCGGATTGTAGCCTCGCCCGGGCACAAGCTGATTATCGCCGACCTCTCTCAGATTGAGCCGCGGATGCTCAACTGGATCGTGCGAAACGAGGAGTTTCTCAAGCTGTGCGCGGCGGGGATGGGCCCGTACGAAGCTCACGCCCGGGCCTCGATGGGTTGGACTGGTGGCAATCTAAAGAAAGAGAACCCGCAGTTGTACGCGCTCGCGAAGGCGCGCGTGCTGGCCCTCGGATACGGGGCCGGCTGGCACAAGTTCATTGAGATGGCCCGCGGTTACTTGGGCTCTGAGCAGGAGTTCCTCGCGATCTTTGCGGCCGAGCCGCCCGAAGGCGCGACGGAAAAGTTCCTCGACTATCTCGGCTGGATGGTCGGCCGACTGGCGCACGCGTCGTCGAAGAAACTGCTTAAAGAGTGGGACGTGCTCGATGCGCAGACCCGCAACATCTGGGTGAACGCGTGGGTGCAAGTGACTGAGTTCCGGCGCAGCAACCAGAAGATCAAGGAGCTCTGGCAGCAGTTTGACGAAGAGATCCTGCACAGCGCGCAGACCACCGGCCCGCAGCGCGGGATACACGAGACCGAGCTGCCGAGCGGCCGCGTCCTGACGTACTTCGAGGTCACCCGGGCCAACGGCTCTCAGGCCCGACCCAACGACCGCATGGCGATCCCGGTCCGTGCTTACGGGGGCCTGCTTACTGAGAACTGCGTGCAGGCGTGCTCGCGCGACCTCTTCCTGCACGGCATCCTGAACCTTGAGGCAGCCGGCTACCGCGTTTTGTTTCACGTCCACGACGAAGCAGTGGTCGAGGCAAAGGAAGATGCCGACCCAGCCGACGTGGTGCGGCTGCTGACTGCGGTGCCTGAGTGGGCCCGGGGGCTCCCAGTTGCCGCGGAGGCGGAAGTCGCTGCGCACTACAAAAAGTGAAGACTCAGCAGCACAACGTCCGCCGCTGGTTAGGTCGCGCAACCGAGGCCCGGTTCGTCGCGGATGCCCAAGCTCGCGGGCTGTTGGTCAGCCGGCCGTTCACCGAGGCGCCCGGGTACGACGCGGTCGTTGACAACGGGCGCAGGCTGATCCGGGTGCAAATTAAAGGGTGCACGCCGAACCCGAAAGGAGTTTGCCGGATCAACATTAACCGGCACTACCGCCGCCGCGCCCCGCACTTCGACGTGCTGGCCGTGTGGATGACGTCGGTCGGCCGTTGGTTTTTTCTGCCGAAGAAAGTTCGGTACGTCGAAAAATTAAATCTCCGCGCCAACGGCTGCTACGCCCAGCGCGGTTGGGAATCTCTCACACGATGACGACACTACCAGACACAGGTGCTCGCACTGAGTACCAGACCGGAGCGGTTCGCGACGCTTCCGAGGGAAAAGGGCATTTCCATGCCATTCCTCCGGGCGCACTACGTCGAATCGCCAAACGATTTGAAGACGGCGCGCGAAAGTATTCGCGGAACAACTGGATGAAGGGAATCGCGCTGTCGCACTATCAAGACAGCCTGACCCGCCACATCCTCGCATGGGCCGAGGGGGACACGACGGAAGACCACATGGGCGCGATCCTATGGAACGCTGCCGCGATGGACTGGACCGAGCAGGAGATCGCCGCAGGAAGACTGCCGGCCGAACTGAACGACCTGCCGTACCGCCGCACGCCATGAGCATCGCGTTCTACATCCCAAACCATTCCAGCTCCGAGCTGCGGAGGGCGGAGCTGTCTTCGCTTCCGACGCTGTCGACGCGCCCTGAGTTTCCGTCGAAGAAGGAGTTTGCGGCGTGGTGCCACGACAAAAACACCGAGCACGTTTTCTACACGCTGGCCGAGCCGGAGCAGCCGGCCTTGCGGTCGTCGAGCCACAACCCGGTGAAGTATCTGCACGGCGTCGTGGCGGACTACGACGGCATGGCAGACCTGATCCAGAGCGAGCTGGCAAAGTGGGAGCCAGCTTCCGGCAAGGCCCCGACGTGGGTGACCACCACGTACTCCGGGAAGGCCCGGTTGATCTGGGCGTTCGAGCGTCCGGTGCCTGTGTTTAACTCGGAGATCCTCGGCAAGTTCATGTCGTTGCTGGCCCGCACGCTGGCCGTAAAAACGGCGTTGCCGGGCCTAGACGAGGGCGCGTGGGCAAACCCGCACACTCCGTACGAAGTCGGCACCAACTGGCGGCAGCCGTGGGGCGACGTGCGTCTCTCGTCGGCGTTCGTGATGACGGCGCTGTACGATGCCAGCGAGAAAGCTAAGTGGAAGGCGGACGACATCCTCATCCCGTTCGAGGCGCTTGCCGCGGAGGTCGATCGCCGCTGGCCGGGCCGCTGGGCCGGTCCGTTCGTCGAGGGCGCCCGCGGAGTGCGGTTTTGGGATCCGAAGGCGGACAACTCGACTGGATGCACTCTGCGCTCCACCGGCGTGCAGGCGTGGACCGGCGAAGCGAAATTCCTTCCGTGGTCCGAGGTGCTCGGCGTCGAGTTCGTGAAGAAGTACCGCGAGAACCGAATCGGCGGGGCAATCAGCGAGATCTACTACGACGGGATGCACTACTGGGAGCGCGACGCGGTCGGGCTGTGGCAAGCGTTCTCCGGGCAACAGATGAGCCGGCGCCTCACGACGGAGCACGGGCTTTCAAACGAGTCGCGCCGCGGCGCTCCGGCCGAGACCGCGAAGGCATTAAGCGTCATCGAAAACACGCACCGGGTCGACGGCGCGTTCCCGTGCCTCTACCTCAAGGACACGGTCATCCGCGACCAGAACAGCGTCTACCTGAACATTTCCCGGGTGTCTGTTTCCCCGGGCACCGGGAAGACGCGGGAGTGGGGAGACGGGTTCCCGTGGACCGCCAACTACCTGTCCGGCCTCTTTGACCGCCAGCAGCTCGACGTGCTGCTTTCTTGGATCGCTCACGCGTACCAGCCGGCGGCAGCGGGCAAGCCGCGCAAGGGTCACGCCCTGTTCATCGCCGGCGACGCGAGCGCCGGTAAGACGTTCCTGTCGCAGTTCCTGATCGGTGGGTTGCTGGGCGGCCACCAAGAGGCGACTAACTACATCGTCGGCAATACCAACTTCAACGAGCAGCTTTTTCACTCGCCCGTGTGGACCGTCGACGACGCGACGGTCGGCAGCGACTCCAAGCGCCACGCGCTCTACAGCGCAGCGGTAAAGAAGTTCGTCGCGAACCCCTATCAAGAATTCAGCCCAAAGTTTCGGAAGGCGGTCACGCACAAGTTCCTTGGCCGCCTCGTCATCACGCTCAACCGCGACGCCTCCTCGATCACCATGCTCCCGCAGATCGAGGGGTCCATCCGCGACAAGCTGATCATTCTGTCGGCCAACAAAGCCGATACGGACTTCGCGAATTGCGAAGACCACGTCAGGAATGAACGTGCGGCGTTTGCCGACTTCATATCCGGTTGGCAGATACCTGAGTGGCTCAAAAGCCGGCGGGATGAAGTGAATCGGTTCGGGCACGACGCTTGGCACCACCCGGAGATGCTTGAGATCGCATCGGATGCCTCGCCGTCGGCCGCGCTGCGCGAGACGATCGAGGCGTGGCGCATCCAGTATTTTCGGCAGTCCAACGACACGTCGTGGTTCGGCACCGCGAACGATCTGGTGACCGAGATCCAAAACACTGACATCCTGCGCGGCCAGTTGCCGCGAGTCGCCGACCTCCGCAACCACGTCAAGCAGCACCTGTACCACCTGTGCGAGCAGAACATCTGGTGGCTGGAGCCGCACCGCACGAAAACCAAGCGCGGGTTTGTCATCGCCCGGCCGCGTCCTGAAGAGCTTCCATGAAACTGATCCCTCAATTCGCGTTTACGTGGGGCAACGAGCCCCTCGACATTCGGCTCGGCGTCATCGCCGGGTCGCAATACGACTACGTCCTGCTGTACGGCGACAAGACGCCGCGGCGTTGCCTGCGCTTCGATTTTACGGTCGGCATGGTGTGGGCCTGCCTGCGCGTGGGGGTGATCGTCCATGCGTGAGTACTCGGCGCTGGTGCCGGTTGCCGGGCGGCTGGTCCGCATCCACTTCGACGCGATCGACGAGCGCGACGCGCTGAATGTCGCAATGGCGTGCCGCGGCGGCCTCACCCCGGATGCCGGGGAACCTGTCGCCCCGGGCCCCGTGGCGTACGATGTGAAAAAAGCCCGGGAACTCCTTGGCGGAATTTCCCGGGCTACGGTGTACGCGTGGCTGGCGGTCGGCCGGCTCGAGCGGGTTCCCGGCACGCGCCGGGTGCTGATCACGCGGACTTCGATTGAACGAGTGGCGAGCCGAACGTGACCTTGGCGGCCGCCGCGAGCGAGTGCCGGCTGCGCAGGTGGCGGTACGTGCGCATCAGGAGCACGCCGCCGTCTGCGTGGCCGAGCCAGTCGGCGACGGTCGGGATGTCGACGCCCTCCTCGATGCACGCGGTCGCGAAGTAGTGTCGCAGGTCGTGGTGCCGGAGCGGCTGCAGCCCGAGGCGGGAGCAGGCCCGCTGCATCGCGTCGATGCACGTCTGGACGCCAAGAATCGGGCCGGAGATGCGCTTCAGCCGGATCTGGTCGAGGAGCGCCCGCAGCGCCGGCAGGATGGGGACGACGCGCTCCGACGTGCTGGTCTTCGTGCCCCGAACGTGCAGCCAGTCGCCCCGGATGTCCTCCCACCGGGCGGCCTGAGCCTCCGACAACCGGAGCCCGGAGTACGCGAGAAACCGGGCGTGCTCGGCCGCGTTTTGCGCGCAGGTCGTGTAGTAGGTAAGCGTGGCCTCGTCGACGTTCTCCGCGTGCGGCACGCGGGCCATCTCGGCGAAAATCCGCTCCATCGTGGCGTTGTCGGGGATCTCGGGCCGGCGGGTCGCGTCGGGCGCGTAGATCGACTGCCGGATGGCGCCGCCATCGACGAAGGGGTTTGCGAGGATGACGTGATGCTTGACTGCGATGTTGAGCATCAAGCGCAGCGCGGCGAGCGTCTGGTTTACCACGGCCGGCTTGTACCCGTGCCGGTCAGGCTGCTGGCGCCGCGGCGCCTTCGTGAGCAGGTATTCGCGGAGCTGCGAGATGGTATCGCGTGATACCAGTCGGGCCTGCGCGACCTCGAAATCGCCGTGCTGCCAGTTCTCGCGGAGGCGCTGAATCCAAACGGAGTATCCCGCTTTCGTGGCGGGGCTTGCGTTGCTGCTCTGGATCTCGCGCTCAAGGGCGCGAGCGAGGGCGCCGAGCGTTTTCAAATCGGCGTCGATCGTCGTGCCCAATTGCCTCGCGTGCTCGATCACGCCGGTGCGCGTGGCGTGTCGTAGTTTGGCCACGCTGAATACCTTGGTGTGCAGGCAACGGAAAGTGCGCTTCCCGTTGATGCTGTAACGGCTGTAATACTGCCCGTCAGCGCGCTGGTAGAGTCCGGGCGTGCCGGTCTTTGTCCATTCGGTGGGTTTGGTAGGGATGGTTGTGTCCATGCACGTCGACCTATTGGTATCGGCGCATGGTATCAAGCACCAAAATCAGCTCTGAGCACCATAGTATTTCTTGGACGCACAGGGATGTCTGCCTGTGTCTGGTGATGTCTGCCGCTCTCTGAGGCGGGCGGCGGTGTGGTGGTAGAGCAGCGCCGGTTAGCGCGAGCAACTGCGGCTTCTGGTATCGGGTCGGTGGTATCGACAAAAGATTTTTTAACTTTTGTATTGCGCTAATAAAAAACGTGTGAATCGTAGGCGTCGTCAACACGACATCCCTACCATGAATAACAACCAAATCGTAAAGCTCCTCCGCGCCATCAAGGCCGCATCCCCCTACTCCTCCCGCAACTTCCGGTGGGAGGTCGGGATGAACAGTCACCTCGCCGACCCGTACGCGTTCGACCAAAATCTTGGTGGTTACGATGACATCACCTCGTGGAGTTATGGCATCCGCGACGTCAAAGTCGGCACCACGGTGGACTTCTACGTTTTCCAGAACCGCGGCTGCGTGGTGCACCAAGATTGGGACTGGGTGACCAACTACATCGTCACCGTCACCTCACCGTCTACCGCCACCATCCGCGTCACCGGCCAGCCGGTCCGCGATTTTAACCTCGCCGCCTAAATTTTCGACTTTGTCCCTACCATGAACACGATCAACATCGAAGACGTCCGCCGGCTCGCTCCGGCGGCTTTCAGCAACACGCCGGACAGCACGCTGTCTGCGTCTTACGCCCACGTCACCACGGCGCACGTTCTCGCTGCGCTACAGGACGACGGCTGGCGTATCACCGACGCCCGGCAGACCCGAGCCCGCAAGCCCGAGTCGGCCGAGCACAACAAGCACGAGATTTGCCTGACGCACCCGGACCTTCCGGTCCACGCCGAGGGCGCCCCGGTAGCCCGGATCGCGAACAGCTCGGACGGTGGAAGCGCCGTGCGCCTAATTGCCGGGTTCTTGCGGTTCGCGTGCACGAACCAGCTCTACGCCGGCATCAAGGTCGCCGGCGGGGTGTTCTACCACAAGGGCGCCGGCCTTGAGGACCGCGTGGTCGCCGGCGCTCGCGAGCTCCGGGCGAACTTCGACAAGGTCATCAGCCGCGTCGACCTTTGGCGAGCGATCGAGCTTTCGCCGGACCAGCAGTACGCGTTCGCTCGTCGTGCGGTGAGCGCCCGCTGGCCGGTCGAGGCTAAGGCGCCCGCCTTCGTTTCGTTTCGCGACGTTCTTGCGCCGCGCCGCGCCTCGGACACGGGCCGCGACCTCTGGTCGACCTTCAACCGCACGCAGGAGGCACTGGTCCGCGGTGGCTTCCGCGCCTCGTTCCGCCGGTCTGACGAGCAGGGCAACCCTCTCGGGGTGGTCGAGCGCAGCGTGCGCAAGGTCACCGGGCTGACCGCCAACGAGCGCATCAACACGCAGCTCTGGGATCTCGCGGAGTCCGTCGCGAATGGGCAGGAGGTGCTGGCGTGAAGTTCGGGCGACCCATTAAAACCCCCGAGCTGGGGCCGCGCCTGCCGTTCTGCGTGCGGCTCCCGGTCAAGACTCTCGCCGCGCTGCGCTTGCTGGCAAAGCGACGACGAGTGTCTCAGGCCGACGTGGTCGTAGACCTCGTCAGTAAAGCGCAGTGACACGAGCCCCGGGAAACCGGGGCTTTTATTTTTCCTGCTCGGCCGACTCAGGCTTCTCTTTCGGCAGGCTGTTTTTCCAGTCCTCGTACCGGCGCAGGGCGGTCAAACTCTTCTTAGCGTTGAGCGAGGTGTATCCGACCGGCTTAATGTGCTGCCGGGCGCCGTCCACGAGCTTTTTGAGGCGAGGGTCAGGGCTGTTCACGATAATCCTTTGTGCTTACTTTCTGACCCCTTACCGCCTGCGCTGCGAGGTATTTCCGCTCGGCCGCAGCCATCGCAGTTGGCGACAGGTTTTCCTCCTTCATGGCCTGAGAAATCTGCGCATCCCGGGCCTCGCGCATCTGCTTGAGCATCGCGGTGTCACGAGATTTCAGAGTCGCACCCTCCACCACGACGCCGCTCAACGTCTTCAGGAAATTGATCGACGTGGAGTTCAGCGTCACCCCGTTCAGGACGAAGGTGCCGTCCGCCTGCGGTTTAAGCGCATAGGCATACTGTCGGAAGTCGCCGAGATCTTCGATGTTGGCCCATCCGCGGCGCCGCCACTCGCGCTTCTCCGCGAACCACATGATCGCCTGCAGGTCGTCGGCGCCGATGGTCCGGCCCAACGTGTCGGCGAACTGTTCGTTGATCCGCTTCGTCGTCTCCGCGAAAATCTCCTGACCGAGGAAAAAGTCGCTGTTGCTGACACCCTGCTCGGCCATTGGCAGGATCCGCCAGACGGCAGAAAGCCCGTCGTGACCAAGCCGGCGGAGCCAGCGCGCCGCCCACACGTCGATCGTAGCCCGGGTGGACAAGCCCGCGAGGTTCTCGGTGAAGTTGGGCGCTTTGGGGGCGTCGGTCTGCTCGCGCCAGACGCCGTCAAGGATCTGGAGGATGCGGTCGGTATGCACGCCATACTTGCCGCCGCCCTCGCCAGCGCGCTCCAGCTTTACGCCGTTGCGCAGGTTGAAGAGCACCCAAAACATTTCTTCGTTGAACGCGGCGCGGGATTCCCTGCGCGCCTCGGCCCGCGGAACGCCGTCGGCGACCATCGCGTCGAAGTAGTCCTTTCGGAACTGTTCCTCGGCGCCCGGCTTGAATACCCACTCAGACAGCGGCTGTCCGTCCTTGATCGCCTGCTTACCGCTTTTGAGGAGGACAGGCTTCAGCTCGGCGTACTCTCCGACGTTCGCGTCAAACTCGTTCAGCACTCGCCGGTAGTTGTTCAGCAAGCCGTCCAGCTCGCCCTTCTTCCAGCGATTGAACAGGTCGAGCGCGTACAGGAAGTTCTGCTCGACCGACGTGTTGGGCGATGTGCCGCCGAGGAATTCCAGAAACTTAGTGCGATCGTTCTGGTCCGGGATGAGCTGCTTGAAGAACTCGGCGATGTCCGAGTACCAGCCGGCCGCCGCCTTGACGTCGGGGTCGGCCGCGTACCGGCGGAAATCGGCGATGGCCCGATCCGAGTACGCGTTGACCATCGACGTGAGCGCAGCCTGCTCGTCGGCGGTAAGAGCCGACTGAACGTATCCCGCTTTGACCTTCCCCAGCGTTGTCGTGTTGAGCTTCGTCTTGAGGGACTGGAGAACGTCCGGGTCGATGTTGAGCGCGGCGACCACCGGCGATTCGTAGAAATTGTACTCCCGCGTCGCGACCTTTGGCCCCTTGTCGTCGGTCTTGACGACGCCTTTGGAGTTCACCGAAAACTCCAGCGGCAGCGCCTCCGCGTGAACCATCTGGTCCGCGTACCGTTCGGCGACGGTCATTGTGACAGCGCCCCCCTTTTTGCTCGTTACGGTGAATTTCTGCTCGCCCACTTCGCCGATCGGCCGGGACTTTTCTTCCGGGCGATACCGGATGTCCGGGTTCTCGGGGTCGAAGGTGCCGGCGTTGTCGGTGGCGGACTTGATCTGGCTCGGGTCGAACGCGACGTAAAATGTCTGCGGGTCTGGATTCAACGCCGAGTCGGCCAAGTTGTCTTTGATGATGATCCCGTCGAACCCGACCTTTTTGAGATAATCTACGAACTCCCGATTCGACTCAGGGGTTGCGTTGTATGTCTTAACTCCCGTGTACGTTTCGTAGTCTTTGAGGAGCTGCTCAAATCCCTTCGTGCCCTCATAGACAGCAGGCTCTCGGATGTTCAGGTACGTCTCAAACAAAGGCCCGATAGTCTTGTTGCCGTTCTCATCAAAACTAGCGCGGAACTTGTTCGCGTAACTAGGATCTTCTGCAAACCACGAGCCGATGGCGCCCCACTTAGCGTACTTTGCTTTTGATGGATCGAAGACGGTAAACTCCTTTGGAGATCCGTGAAAAACAACTTTAGGTAGTCCGTAAGCTCCGACCACTTTGCTGGCTCCCTCTGGGTCAGCCTCCCAATCACCAAACCAATTTTTGAACTCCGGCGTCTCGATCTGCTCGGGCCTGAACTGCATCAGCTCCTGCGGAACGAGGAAGTTCTTCTGTTCGCCGAACGGACGCTCCTGCGGCGGGACGTAGCCCTCTTCACCCTTCTTCGGGATCGAACCGTCGGCCCGGCGTAGGTGAGCGCCGAAGTTGACCCACGCATTCTGCGCCAGAGTCTCGGCCGCGACGGCGCCCTGAGCCCCCTCGGAATACATCCGGGAATGACTCTTCCACGCGTTGAACTCGCCGCGGGGACCGAACTGCAGCCCCTGTTGCGTGTGGCCGAAGTAGTCGTGGACGACGCGGAAAACGTCGTTCACCAGCAGCTCGAAGTCGCCGATCTTCAGGCCGCTCTTTTCCAGCAGCGGATTGGCGATGTCCTGCGTGCCCTGCCCAAAGGCGTTGTCGGTGCGCAGGAAGTACAGGTGCTTGTTCTCGCGGACGTCGCGCATCATCTCTTCCGAGGACGCGTACGGCTCGCCCTTGCCCTTGTACGGCTCCGGCTTGATGCCGGCCGCGATCATCGCCCTGTACTGCTCGATCGTCTCGTCAGCCATCGCCCGGTAGGATCGCAGCACATCCGGCGCGTCGGGCTGATGCTTCGCGACGTTCTGGAAGTAGTCTGCGATCTCCTTCAGCCGGGCCTCCGGCGCCTCGTCGTAGACGGTGTGCGGTTCGTACTCCCGGCCGAATGCATTTCTGACGTATTCCGCGGCGATCCGTGTCGTCTCGTCGTTGGCTTCCGGGCGGAACTGCAACGAGTCTTCGCCGCGGTTGATGATGCCGCGGCCCGGAGCGTCCGTAGCCGTGGTGATCTTGTCGTATACCGGGTGGATGCGCCCGCGTACCTCGATCTCTCCTACCTTCTCCCCGACCCGCAGCACCCCGCGAGTCGTCGGACGCAGGCGAGGTTCGCTCTTCTTGTCCTCGTATCGAGCCATCTCGACGGGCGTATCGAACTGCGAGTTGAGCGTGTAGAGGTGGTCCTTGCCCATCTCGACACTGACCAGAGTGCTGGTCTGAACCGGAGCCTCGCCGACCCACTTCCAGCCGGCCGACTGCTTGAACAGATTGGTGCGGATTTTCCGGCCGCTGGTCGGAGCTTCGACCTGAGTATCCGATGCCCGGAGACTCGGCTTTCCTGAGCTGACGTCGATCGAGCCAGACGAGTAGACGCGCCCGGTCACGTCCTCGCCGGACGCGACGTCGAAGTACTTTCCGCCCTTGGTGTATTCCTGAATGTCGAACCGCTTGAAGAAGCCCGGAGCGTCGACCTTCTTGCTTTGACGGTCGCCCTCCTCGCCGGTCCCGGTGAACCGTTCCGGGATCGGCAGCACGTCGGGTCGCAGATTCTCCGACACGCGTCCGTAGTCGGCGCGGAAGGCCGAATCCAGCACCTTCATCTGGTTGACGCGATCGATTCGCCGCGACTGCACGACGCCGATCTTGCGGCCCTGCGTGTCGCTCATGCCCTGCAGCACCGGGTTGCGCTCCTTCTGCACGTTGGTGAGCTGGCCGAACAACGCGTTCAGCGCATCACGCTTCTCCAGACCCAGCCCCTCGGCGCCCTCGCGGCCGGCGACCGTGTTGTCGATGTACTTGAGCAGGTCGGCCCGCGCCGCCCGCACGTCGCCACCCCACGCCTCGAGCATTCCCTTGCGGGAAAAGAACTCGAGGTTCCGCAGCACCTTCTCCTGCGAGAGGGTGTTGATGAGGACGCCGCCCGTCTTGGAAATCAGGATACTGATCGGGGTCTCGACCCGGTTTGTCACCGCCCGCTGCTTGTACAGGCGGCTGCCTCGCGTCATCGCGGGCTGATAGACGAAGTGAACCTCGTTGCCGGGCCGCTTGCCCAGCAGGTCGGTCACCATCGCCAGTGTCTCGAGCTGGCGCGGGTTGTACTTGTTGCGCGACTGCAGGGTCTCCAGCACGTCGGCGGGGATGTACTTGCCGCTGTAGATCGTGCGGCCGTCCTTGGTCGTCACCGCCCGCACGCGCCCGGGCGACAGGTCCGGCGAGGCGTCGAGGGCCTGAATCAGGTCGTCGACGAACTCCTGCTCCCGCTTCTTCGCTTCACGGGCGGAGAGGAACTTGCGCTTGCCCGTCTTCGGATCGACGTCGACGTCGAAGCCAGACGACACGAGGTCGAGGAGCTCGGGGTTCGAGGCGATCTCCTGCTCCGAGTAGATCGTCGGGGTCTCGGAGAACGACTCCACCTGACCGCCGCGTTCCGACAGCGTCATGCGGTCGTATTCCCCGATGATCTGGTTCACCGCGGACCGGAGCTCCGGGCTCATGTCGGCGCTGAACAGTCCGGTGCCCTTGGCGTGCTGCCCGCCGTCGGTGAAGACCGCACCCGTTGCCATCAGCGCCCGCTGCAGGACGCCGGAATTCATCACCATCTCGGAGCGGGCGAACTGCTCCATCGCCTGAGCGATCGGGCGGGCGTTGCGCCGCAGGGCGGCGATGCCTGCGAACTCGCCGGAAGCGTTGGTCGCGAGCAGCGAGGAGACGCCGGCCTCGGCGATCACCTCGTGCAGGATCAGCTCGGGGTTGGCCTCGTACGCGGCCGTGTCCTTGCCGGCCCGGCGCAGGGCGGAAAGGTACTCGTCCCGGAACGTCTGGAACTCGGGCTTCGGCTGCAGCGTGCCGTCCCGCATCTCGGTCAGGAACCCCGGAGTCCCGGTCTTCTCGTCGCCGAGGAACCGGCGCTTCAGGTCGGACGCGATGTCGGGGTTCCGGGCGATGTGGTGCGAGACCTCGTGCGCCAGCAGGGGGACCAGCGGGATCTTCGAGTCGAGGTCGATCGTGGCCTCGCCGGTGCCGTCCGGGTTGACGCGGTAGGATCCGCCCGAGCCCTTCTGGCGGACGAAATTGACCACGAGGTTCGGGTTGGTCGCCTCGAAGGTGGACGCGGCGAGCTGCAGGTTGCGCGGAGCCGCGTCGAAGAGTTGCTGCTGCAGCCCGGTGCGGCGGGAGCGGGCGTCGGCGATGTCGCCGAGCTGACGGGCCCGGACCATCCCCGGGTCGCGCTCCATGCGGATCGTGCGAAGGCCGCCGCCGAAAAATCCGCCGACGAGACCTTCGCCGGCGCCCTCGGCCGAGTCGCCCTGAAGGAGTCCGAACACGCCGCCGACCGCGGCGCCCTTAACCGCGCCGTCGATCCCCTCGGCCGCGCCGCGCCCGAGGCGGGCGACGAACTCGACGCGGTTGGCGTTCTGCGCGGCGAAGCGGGTCCAGCCGTCCGTCTCCTTGGCGAGGCGCTGGAAGTAAGGCGTGGACGACTCCATCGTCCGCATGAGCCGGCCGGCGGCCGATACGTTTTCGCCGAGGTCGTTGAACCAGCCGGCGGTGCGCTCGACCACCGAGGGCGAGACTCCAGCCACGCGCTCGAACACCTCGTCGCCGGCCTGCACGGCCTCGCCGCTGGTGCCGAGGGCGCCGGCCCGCTTGTTGCGCAGCCAGTCGACGCCGCGCTGCACCCGGTCGGCGGCTCCGCTCAACACGTCGCCGGCCGTCTCCACCGCTCCGGCTGCGAGCTGCTGCGTGATCGGCCGCTTCGCCAATTCCAGCGCCGCATCGTCGGCCCGGCGGACGAACTCGGACTGCATCCGCTCGATCTGCGTGCGCAGTTCGGAAATCTTGCTCGCGTTGTCGGCCAGCGCCTTCGTCTTCGTCAGCGACTCTTCCGTCGCCTCGATCAGGACGCGCTCCTTCTGCAGGACGGCCATACGCTTGGCCGAATTCATCAGGGCCCCGAAGTTCGGCATTTTGTTGCCCGCGGTCTCGGCGGCCACGCGGTACAGGGTCTCGGGGATCGAGCCAGCGTAGGCCCGGGTGCTGTTGATGAGTTCGGCGACCTTCTCGGCGCCGACGCTTGTGGCCGCACGCTCGGCCGCCATTGCAGAACGGGTGGCGACCTTGGCGCCCAGCTTGGCGCCGGCCGCGGCTCCCGCGGTGAAGGCAACGTCGAGCACCTCGGCTGCGCCGCCGGCCGCCCTAAGCATCGTTTCACGCTCCGAGGGCGCGTAGGCGGTGTTCAGGTCGAGGCCCCCGACGAAATTGTCGGCGATCAACAGTGCGTCGTCTATGACGCCCTGCACGTCGCGCACGGAGCGGTCGTTCGCCTGCCGCACCGCGTAGACTTTGCGCCGGTTTTCCGGGGTATCCTGATACCCGACCGCCAGCTTGGTGCCGACCTCCTTGAACGCACCCTTCACCGTCTCGCCCATCATCGCGTACGAGCCGCCAATGGCCGCTGCCGCCTGAGTCGTAAACGCCACCTGCCGGCGCAGCGCCTTTTTCAGTTCTTCGCCGTCGGCCGAGATCGCCGCGCCAGCACCCGACAGGACGTTTTGTCCGGTGAGCTTACCGGCCATACCGACCTGCGAGACTAGATCGACGGCGGCGTCACCCATGCGGGAGAGGAACCCCGGGCCTCCGGCGGCCTCGTCCGCCTCCTTGGCGAGGATGTACGCGTCGAGGTTCTCCGGCGCCAACAAGTCGACGGCGACCGGCTCCGGTCCGGCCATCTCTGGCATCAGCCGAGCCAACTCTTCGTCCGAGACCGGGATAGGGTCAGGGCCGGGCGTTTCCTTGAGCTGGCTGGGACTGGCGAGAGGATTCATCTGGAATCTTGAAGGTCTTGCCCGTCTCGTCCCTCACGAGAACCATCCCGTCAGGAGTCGTTCCGAGCTTGGTGTAGCTTTTACCCTTATAGCTCAGGCTGTTGGTGGGTGTCGAGGGACCGTCGGGCGAGATGCGCCGGCTGCGGATGGAATCGCGGCTCCAGTAGCGCGCATCGACGTCAAGGCCGTTCTGCCGCGCCGTGGTCGCCATTTTGTTGAAGAGCGCCTCACGCGAGGCCCGGTAGCCGGCCTTGGCGCGGTTGCGGAAGAACGGAACCAACACCGACGCGTCAGTTGGATCCTGCGCAAACTTTTCGAGGATCTTCCACTCTGCCTCAGTGACGGCGCCCGGGCCGACAATCGCGAGACGATTGGTAGCTTGTATCAGCTTGGCCAGCACACCAGCGCGGCCGGAAAGTTCGGGGTCGGCGATCTTCTTCGGGTCGGCGGCAATCTGATTGGCAACGTCCTCGAGCTCGTAGATGAGCCCCATCGAAGTCTCCGTAGCCGCGGACTCCTCGCCGATCTTGGCAGCGACGACACCGCTGCGGGCCTTGCCGGCAAAACCGGGCACCGTGAGGGCGTTTTGTTCGTCGCGGAACTTCTGTTCCTGCATCCTCTGGTCCTCAAGGTCGCGCTTGTCCTTCTCGCGCTTGCGCGTGAACTCGGCCGCAGCCTGCACGGCCTTGTAGTACTCGCCGGAAAAATTGGATCCGGGCACGCCCATGACCGTCTGCACGTCGGCGTCCTGCTGAACTGCTTCGATTTTCGCCATGTCGCCGGTGGCCCGAGCGGCGTTCAGCTTCGCCATCGCCCGCGCCTCGACTTGCGGGTCGGCCTGCCCTGTAGGCAGGAAAAAGCTCATTGGAGCGCCACCCATAGGGTTGGGGCGCGTCACCAAGCGCAGAGCCTGCCCCGGAAACTTCATGCGGGCGTCCGCCTCGGTCGTGGCGTACTGCGCCGTGCTGATGTACTCTTGCAGCTTACTTTTCTCGTTGGCGTCCACCAAAGCCAAAGTGCTCTGCATCTGCTTCTGCAGGATCGCAGCCACCTTGGGGTCCTTGTTGAAACGGGCCGCTTGGCTCTCGAGCTGCGCGATTAGTCGGCGCTGCTGAAAAGGGTCCGTCATGTTCTGCACGCTCGCCAGCGCCGCATCAATGTCCGGCGCAACCCGGTTGTACTCTGACCGGATGTCGGCCAGCTCCTTTGCAACGCGTTCGTCTTCGCGAAACTGAATCTCGCGAATACCGATTTCGGCACGGAGCGCCTGCTGATTCAGGTCGCTGGTCGCAATATCGGCGGCGTGCTTTTCCTGCCGCATCATAAAATCCTGCTCGGCGAATCGGCGGCGCTGGGCCCGCTCCATGAGCGAAGACGCGGCTTCAGCCGACTGAATCCCGAAGGTAGGAAGGGCGAGGCCGGCGTTGCCGGCTTGGAATTCGGCGAATGGCATGGTGATTAGCCGTCGACAGTGTACGCAGTCATCGTGTTACCCCGAGCGTCGGGGCGCCTGAGAACTCGGCTTTGCGGCCGCTGGCTTTCCATCATCGCGTTCCCAGCGAAGTTGCTGGCGTTCATAAACGCGCCGGCCATCATCATGTTGTTGTAGTTGCTCGCGGCGGCGTTGGCGTTGTAGCCGGCTTGCTGGGTGTTGTACGCCATCTGGTTGTTCTGAGTCTGCACGCTAATCGCCGCGTTCGGGTCGACCATCATAGCCATTGGCGACATTGGGTTCACCCGTGGAGTCATACCGAACACCGTCGACAGCGTATTGAGCGCACGGGTGCGGCTGGCGTTCTTCCAGTCCATCAAGTTGAACCCAAAATCCTTGACGAGATTGAAGCCGTTGAAGTTTCCGCTCGTGCCGCGGGTAACGCCCTTTTCCGCGGCGTAGCGGGCGATCTGCTGTTGGACCTCGGCAGGCAGGCTGTTTTGATTTGCGAGGTCCTCGTTGATCTGCGCCATCAGGCGCTTCTGCGTGGCACCAAACCCCGGCATCGCGGACTCAAGCAGGCGCGTGGCCTCGCTCTGGTTGAACGAATTCGTCTGCGACGCCACGTCCTGAGCGCCGGCCATGTTCTGCAGGTTGCCCGTGATGGTCTGCTTCTGGACTGCGGCGGGATCGACCGGCGTGTACGACGCCTGTTGCGGCGCCTTCTGTTTGCCGAGCACCGAGCCGAGGATTTGCCCTCCGGCCTGCACTAGCATCGCGGTGGTGAAGGGGTCCATCATGTTAGAAGTCCTTCCGCAGGAAGATCAGCGCCTTGTACGGTGGGATGATCTTGAACGTCCCGCTGTCGATCGCAGTGGGCGTGTTGTTGCGGTTAGGCGTCGAAACGATCTCTTTGTCGTCGATCGTGATCGCACCGATCGCGGGAGATTCGCGGCTTCCGCCTTGCGCCGCGGTTCCCTTGGCGCTCCATGCGATGCTGGCCCGACCGCCCTCCGTGCCGGCGCCGTAGTCAGTCGAGGCGCCGATCGGAAACTTCCCGGCGATCGAGCTGAAGACCGACCAGCCGGGGTTTTTGGCCAGCGCGTCGTCCTCGTCGGTCGCGTCGACCATCTTGATGTCGCCGATAGCGCCGTCGAGAGTCGTCCAGCCCTGCGTCGTGTAGCGCAGCAGGCGCGCGATGTCGGTGTCGAGGTAGAGGTAGTTGACCGGAACGTCTTTTGGACGGTCGGCCGTGGACCCCGACGGGAAAGTGTTGGTCGTCCACTGCGAGCCGTCGTAGATCTGCAGGCCGGACTGGGCGTCGTAGAATAGTTCGCCCTTCTTTGCTCCGGCGGGCTTCGCGTCACCGGACTCGACGACCAGCGGGACGGCGACCCATTCGCCGCTGGTGAAAACGAACATCCCGATCGGGCGCAGGTTGGCGGGATCCAGCTTCAGCCACGCCTTGTCGCGATCGGCCGCGACCGGAGTCGTGGTGCTGCGGATGACGCCGGTCAGATTCTGGAGGCCGGAGACCTGCAGGTACGCCGCGACGAAATTGAGCAACGCCTGAGCCGACGCCGGAGGAAACGGCGCGTCGACCGGGGCGGTTGCGGGCTGGATCGCTAGGTTAGGCATGGGACGCGGTGGTACTTGTAGCTGGTTAGTTGATTCCCGCCAAGGGGGAGACGGGGTGGGTGTGCCAAAACGCCGGAGACACGGCCCACGTCGGAACGGTCACCACGTCAGTCTGGTGCGCCGCTGGCAGGTTGTCGGCGTACGGGTTTAGCAAGGAGACGCGCTCCTGAAAGAGCTGGAGGTAGTCGAGTCGAGCGAATCCCTCCCACTCAACACGAACCTGAAACCCGGTGGCGCAGGAGATCAGGCGGCCCGTGGTCGGGTCGACGTGCTCGACAGGCGTCCGGGTCGACAGGAGGCTGCGGTGCTGCGGCACCACGCGGCCCCAAGCCTGCGTGGGCGGGGCATCGACAGTAAACTCGTCCCACCGAACCCAGTACGGATACTTGTCCGGCTTGAAGTACAACCGGACGACCAGACCTCCGCGGATGTCCGAGAACTGGACGTCGCAGCGTCGCAGATTTTTTAGGACTCCGGGCGAGTCTCCAAACAGCATCCGGGTCTCCACAACTTGCGTCGGCTCGTCGCCAGCCTGCTCAGAGGTTTCGCGCAAGACCTCCCAAAGACCGTTGGAACCGCTGACGTCGCGCCCGAGAACGAAGCATCGTTCGGTTCCCGAGACCGTTCCGGTGAACATTTGCGCTACAATCACGCCGTCCCATTCGCCGTCGTAGCACGGCGGGCTCTTCTGGCCGCGGCCGGAGATCGAGTCGAAATTAAACGCGATGATGCCCTGATTGAGCGAGCGCGGTCCGTAGATGAACGGCGAGTGGGTGCAGAGAACCCGGTTGTCGAAATACACCACGCTGGCGTCCTCCAACAGGAACGGAGTGTCGTAATCAAATCGGTGCCGCACCTCGACCGAGAGCGGTGCGAGTCCCGGCGCACTGTAATCAGCAGTCGAGGTGCGGACAGAACGGAGCCCGTCACTGCTCCGAAAGTACAGGTCTTGGTTGACCGGGACGACGGCGTTGCCGCCGGCAATTCCGCGGGTCGGCAGCAGGATGGTCTGAAACCCGACCTCGCTCCACAAATCGCGCTGTGTGATCTGCGTCTTCAAGGTGAAGACGGCGTTTTCGCAGCCGACAATCAGCGCCCCCTGTCCGCTTCCGGTGTCGACCACTGGAAGGACAGCAAGCGCCTTTACCGGCGAAGGGAACGCAAAGTCGCCGCCTCCGATGAGGTTGTTGGTCTCTGTAAACTTGAGCTCGCTTTGATGCTCCGTCTGTCGGATGTCGCCCAGACGAACGTCGTTGCCGGAGTTGACGACGACGGCCAGTCGTCCGTTTCCGTACGCCATCGCCGTACCGACGGGAACCTCATCCGTGGCGGAACGGCGGATGGTGGCACCGTCGTAGATGATTGGCTTTGACTGGCCGTCTTGCATAACGACCGACCCGACGGTTTCGCAGAACCAAACTCGAGGCTGCGTTGGCGAGTTGGCTAGCGGATCCGTTCCGCTGGCGTAGATGCTGCCGGGCTCGTTGTACTGCGCGATCACCGTCGTGAGCTCAAGCAGGCCGATTCTCCCGTCTTGGTCAGTATCGGCCGGATGATACGTTGAAATGACGCCCGGGCCCGGCGCAAATAGGTCGGGTGTCGTCGGGTCGCTGTGGTATTCGCCGGTCCTGACGTTGCTCGGGTTGCTATAATTGTACAGCTCCTGCACACGGGCGAGGTACTCGGCCGTGATCGGATTGGACGGGGTCGTCGGCAAGGCGAGATCCGTCACGCTCCACGTCGTCGGGTCGACCTCGTGCAGGCGGCCAGACAGCGAGACAAGGATCTTGCCGTTGGCCCGGAAAACAGTCGCGCCTTGCATCAGGCCGGACGGAAGCGTGGCCCGCTTCTTGATGCGCGGACGAGAACGAACGCGCCCGCCACGCGTCGAGAGGTTGCGGAGCAGGTGCGCCTGCTGCTCACCGAGCAGCTCGGGTTCGCGACCGCGGTTCATGCCGTCGGCCACGGTTGCCTGCGTGTCAGCCAGCCATCCTTCGACGCTCGGCATGGTCAGTAAATGTCTCCGCGTTCACTCATGGCGCCGATCTTGGTCACGTTGACCGGCACCGGGTGGTGGTTGCGGTATTTCTGCGCCTCGTCGCGAAGGATCTGCGCAGAGGCCGCAAAAGCCGCCTCGCTCGTCTGGAGGTCACCTTTGTCGAGCAGCGCAACCGCCTTTACCGCAAGCCGGAGCGCGTTGAGGTTAGTGACGAACAGCTCGTCCGTGTCCGCGGCGATGTCGAACAGCCGGCGGCGCACAATCGCGTCGACCATCTTTGTCTGGTCGTCGGCGATGGCTGTGTATCGGTAGCAGCGGAACGTGGGGTTGACGTCGATTGAGCGGTAGTCGGCCCCGACCACCTGCTGTCCGTAGCGGTCGATGAAGGTCAGCACCAAGTCGCCCTCGGTCTTGGGTTTGATGACCTGAGTGATGCGCGACCAGTAGACCGTCGAGGTCGCGTCGGGCAACGTAAGGCTGACCGACTGCGCGACCCCGTTGGTGTCGAGCCCAAAAATCTTGATCACTCCAGTGTCGTCGCTGTCGGTCGACGTGACACGCAGCTTGGCCCCCGACGACGGCGGGGTCACATAAGTCGGGGACTCGCCGAGGTCCAAGCCATAATTGGCCCACTCGTTCTTCTGGTACGGGCCCGGCCCGTATTCAAGGAACTCGAACCACGGCGGCTGCGTCTCGACCGGCTCGCGGTTGATCGCCGAGTGAACGATCGCCTCGTACTGCGTTGGCAGAGCGACCACGCCCGCCCGCTGGCGGAACTTGACGCGAGCGTACTGGAACGGCCACTCGCCGAGCGTGCACAGACGCTCCTGAGCGAGGTTGACGACCGTCTTGAGGCGGGCGTCGTCGACCGTCATTCCCGTCTGCCCGGCTACCCGGCGCAGCTCGTCCTTAACGTCGCCGTAGGTTCGCTTGATCATGGGACTACCAGTTGTAGAAGACCGCGTCGATTTCGTAGCGGCACGTCACGTTGGCGAGGATGGTTCCGTTCCCGTCACAGGGAGCGACGTAGATTTCGACGCGAGACGTAGGCGTCAGCCCCGTCATAATGCGGTTGGCGTCGATGATGGCATCAGCGCCGTCCTGAGAGCTGCGGGCCGCTAGGGAGAAGAAGGAACCTCCGTTGACGCGTGCGTACAGGGTGATGTTGCCAGTGTAGCCGATCAAACGGCCCTGCAAACTGACAAGGATCGCGCCGGACGAGTTCGGACTCATTGTCGGAGCGCCGTTCAATCCCCACGAAGCGTGGCCCGGGCCGTATGCGGTCACGGGGGTTCCGTGAGAGAACGTAAAGCTGGCTCCCGCGCTAAAAACGTGGCCGCTGGCGAAAGAAGTGCCAAACTCGACGGCACGGAAATAACGCTCAGAGCCGCCGACGGCCGCGGTCTTGTGGTAGAGCGGATGAAAGATCCGGCCCGCGTAGCCTATGTTGACCGTCTGGATGTCGCCCGCGGTAATTTTCCCGGCGGAAAGATTTCCGATGTGGGCGTCGGTGATGATGCCCTCGCCGATGTTAGCCGCCTGAGTGATGATCTGGTTAGCGCCAACCTTGTCGGCCGTGATCGCGTTTGCAGCGATTTTCTGGGCAACGAGGGACCCATCGACAATCATCGTGCCGTCGATCTGGCCGACGAGATCGCCTGTCGCGATCGCCTTTGTCCACGCACCGTTCACCCGGCGGTACAACTTGCCGTCGGTCTCAAGCCAGACGAAATCGCCGTTGTTGTACCCGGTGCTCGGCAGCGTCTGGACCTTGACGATCGGACGGATGCCGAGGCCGAAATCAGGGAGGTCGAGAACTTTTTGGACGTCGACCCACTGCGAACCGTCCCAGCGGTAAATTTTATTATTCTGGGACGAATTAAAGAAAATGTCGCCAACCTTTAATACACCGCCGGTGTTGGACGGCTGCGTGGCGCCAAACCAGCTCTTGTTGCCGGCCGCGTTGCCGCTTTCAAGGGCGGTAACCCGGTTGCCGAGGGCGTCGATTTGCGTCGTGTCCGCGGTCATTCGGGCACCGGGCACAACCTTTTTGCCGGCCGCGATCATCGTGCCGGCGGTGGCGTTGCCTGTGGCCGTTTGCGCAGTCAGCGAAAGCGATGTGGCCGACAAAACGGCGGCCACGATGAAGCTGCCCGCGGTCTCGATGTAGACCGGGAGACCCGTCGCCGTCCACGATGTGTTTGTGACCGTCACGGTCACCGCGCTCGCGGCGGCGGGCATGACGAACGGGGCCGTCGTCGTCGCTTGCGGCGAGACGCCAGCGGCGCCCGCCTCACCCGAGTCTCCCTTATCGCCCTTGGGGCCGCGAGGCCCGGGGATGCCAGAGATCCGGGGGAGAGAATTTTGCGGCAGTTCGTTCATACGGAGCCATGTCACTTTTTACGAAGTGACTTGAAAATGAGGATGCAGAGATGAAACACCGTCAGGAAACCGATCACAGTCCCAAGAACGGCGTTGAGCTGCTCAACAGTAAGCATGGCGAGAAGTCCTCCCACGCCGGTGACCGCGGTTTTGTGCGCGTCCATAAAGGATAAAGCGGAGCCCCGGTTTGCTCCCGGGGCTCCGCTGTTAGTCATTTAACTCAGACGTCAGTGGCCTTGGTGAGTACCGAGTAACCGAACTCGGGGAAAATCGGCTTCGCACCGCAGCGGATGTCCGCGAGGTAGTAGCCGAGGTTTCCACGGTCGTTGTCACCTTGGAAGGTGCGCTGGTTGATCCACTGGAACTCGCCGATGTAGTTCGACGGATCGAACTTCATGCCGGAGAACTGCGTCGGGTCAGTGGACTCATACTTGGCCTCCCACACCTCGCGACCGAGGATCGTGGCAACTTCGTACTCCGCCAGACCGCCATTCACCCCGTTGGGGTTGTACGCGGAATTGGCGATGTACTTGCGGCCGACCACGGCGTTCGCGTTCACGGTCGGGTAGATCGCGTTGGCGAGGGTCAGGTCAGCCGCCGAAGCGATGCCGCCAGTCTTGCCGAAGCGGATCGGGAAGAGATCCACAACGGGCAGGAAGCCGTTCACGGCGCCGTCGTAGCCGAGGCTCTCAAGGTTCTTAGCAGGATCGAAGAACTTGACCTGCTCCTTGGTGTCGCTGTTCGTGAACAGGCGGGCGATCACGCCGGGGCCCGCGTGGAGCGGGAGCACCGGACGGCCCTTGCTGTCACGACCAACGGCCAGCTCATCAGCCAGACCGTTGCGAACGAGCTGCCAGTAGATCTGCTTCAGGTGGTCCCAACCGAGGTAGTCGTTCGGGAGCGAGGCACCGATGCCGGTGAAGTCAGCGGCCTGCGAGTTGGCGACGATCAGGCTGCCGCTGGTGCGGGTAACGGCCTTGTTGTCGACCATCGCGATGTTCTGGGTGCGATACCAGTCGCCCCACCACACGTTGATGTACTCGGAGAGGGCGCGCTCGAAGCCGGCCACGGTCTGAGCGGCGTCAACGGCACGCTTCAGGTCGCTGAGGCACACCGTGTCCGTGTTGAACGCGGTCTGGAACAGCTTGAAGGTGCGGGTGATTTCACCGCGCTTGATCGTGGTCGCCGTCGGGGCGCACTCGGTGTTGCCGCTGCCGTCAGACAGCGTGACCTCGGTCAGAGTCGGGTACGCCGTGGGCAGCTCATGGGTGAGCGTGCGCACCGTCGGAGTACGACCCTCAGAGAGGTCGAAAGCACTCATGGGAACCAGAGTGCGGAATGGATTGGAGCGGAAGAGCTTCTGGTAAACAGTCTTGTGGAACTGATTCCGGCGCTCGACGAAGTAGTTGTTGATGTCAGCCATTGTCGGAAAGGATTGATGGTTAGATTACTGTCCGAGCCACGCGTGTGCGTTGCCCAGCGGGCGCCATCCGCCTTTAGAGCTTTCCGATCGCCGGGACCGCCAGTCCCCGGTGTGCAGCTACAATCGTCTTGTCTGGCTGAATACTGAAACGGAAGCCCGAGCGCAAGAGGGTGCCGGGGCAACAAAAAGCCCCGGGATTTGCCCGGGGCTAAGGTATACCGAAGTTACTGCGGTTTATCTTCCAAAGTACCGGGCGGCAGCTTGAATGTGCGACTCAGGCTCGCTCGGTTCGCCTGCCGTCGGAGTCCCAGCTCCAGAGCCAAGCTGCGGGCTTGCGGCGCTCAAAGCCTTCACCTGCGTCTCCAGCTCGGCGATCCTCGCTGCGCTTTTGCCAAGCTCGGCGTTGTAGAGCGCCGCGATGCGCGGGATCCCATGCGACATGGTGAACTCGTAGAGCGCCGCCTTGTGCGAAAGATCGGCGACGCCCTTGTCGTCAATTTGACCGAACGCGTACTGCTCGGCCTGTGTCGCGATCTTGGCCAGCGCCTCGTTGTACGAAGCTGCCGCCGCTTTATCGGCGTCCGCGGCCTTGTCGTCGACCTGCGCCGGGAGAAACGCGTCCTTGTAGGAGCCGGCCACGGCATCGAACGACGCACGAGACTTTGCTCCGTTCGTCGTCTTCATCGCTTTCAGAGCCTCGTCCGCCTTTGTCAGTGCCTCGTCAGCGCCAGATTGCGCCGCAAAGTACGCGTCGAGCGACGCCTGAAATTTTACGCGAGCGTACGGAGTCATCTGATCCATAGCCTCGGAAACAGCGGTGTTCAGCGCCTTGCCTTTCAACGAAAGCAGCTCGTCGACGTTGACTTGAGCCTCGTCGCTTTTCGCGATGGCCGCCATCGCCTGCTTGGCTTGCTCCGCCGGCTGAACGTACTTCGAGACGAATTCCGGGTGGGACCGAAGGTCGAGAACCTTGAGGCGCTCGGAGAACTGCTTGTTCTGCGCTTCGAGCTCGGCAAGACGCGCCTTCGTCGCTTCATCGACCGGGCTAGTTGCGGGCGCCGCCTTCAGCTTCTGCTCAAGCTCAAGACGCAGGCGTCGTTCCTCGGTGGCGCGCTTTTTCAGCTCGTCCCACCCGGCGCGACTCTTGGCGTTGTCGGGCGGCGCCTGCAGTCCCTTGTCGATTTCGTCGATGACTGGCGGCTCTGTTGCGGAAACCGGCGCGGCCTTGGGCGCCGCCTTGACCACTGCCGCCAGCGGATCTGCTTTGGTCGGCTCCGGTGCCGGCGCCTTGGCCGGCTCTTTCGCAGGCTCCGGTGCCGGCGCCTTGGCCGGCTCGGCGCTTGGGGCCGCGAAGAACTGGTTCGCCGCGGCTAGATGATCTTCTCCGCCCGCTTCGGCGGGGGAGGTGACGGGACTTGTTTCGGTGCTCATTCAGTTGACGGGAAAACTTCGGACGGCTCGCGCTGTTCTTTCGGAACGTCGGCGAGTTGCAGGAGCTGGTCGCGATACATCTCCCAGCCTTTTACCTTGGCCAGAAAAGTTACGGCGGCCCTCTCGTCCCATTCGCTCCGGGCGTAGGAGGGAAACTTGAGACGCGTGCCGGGATGCCTCGCTTCCATCAGCGCAAGCGCCTTTTGGGTCATTGATGTCGCCAACCATTCACGCAACTCCATCCGCTCGCGCAGCGTCAGCGGCTCTCGGTTGGCGGCGGGGATGATGACGACTTTGGGTTCCAGTTTTAGGATGCGACGGAGTGCTGTAAGCATGGGACTTTGGGACTGGGGACTGTGGACTTGAAAAAGCTACTGCGGTGTCATCGCGCCCACTTGACCCGACGGACTAAAACCCGGGCCGGCCGGCATCTGTTGCGTCTGGTTGTGCATCTTCTCGACCATTCGGAAAATGCCCTCGGCGGCAGACCGTACTGCGGTGAAGCGAGGCCACAGTTCGCCGTACAGAGCCTCCTGCAGTTTGTCTGCCTTGAGGAACTCGAAGTGAGCTTCAAGGTGGGGCAGGGCGTTCTGCAGCGCGATGAGACCGTTCGGGTCGATGCGGCCCGTGGTGTCGTAGTTGTTTACGATGACTTCGAGCGGCATGAGGTGCTGCGGCGCGTGGGCCGCGTGGTTGTCTTGCGGATCAACCGGCAGCGGGTTGCCTTCGCCCATATCGCTGTTCTCCATCAGCGCCAGCCGCTGGCTCTTGATTTCCGCGGTGGCATCAACCGGGTTAAGCGCCTTGCTGACCGCCTGAGCTCCGAACTTGGCCGTGACCCACTTCTCCTGCATCCAGCGGCGGTTGGCCTCCGGGAGCTGCAGACCCTGCAAAGCAAGATCGCCCTGCATCGCCAGATTCATGGCGCCCGGGTCAGCGCCCGTGCGAATCGCAATCTCGCCGGAATAGAACACCTCCGCCGGCATCCCCATCTCGTCGATACACCGCTTTCGGAACATCTTTGCGTCGGCGTCCGGGTTACCGCGGAGGCGCAGACGACGGAATTGTTCGGAGAACAGATTGCGGGCGACCTGCCGGAGGTACAGCGTCGCGTTGGCCACGTCTACCTGCGACTGGATGTTCGCGAGAATGTTGGCCTGCGTCGCAGTGCTGGTCTGCTGAATCTGCCGCCCTTGGTCGCGGTAGCGGGCGTTGTTGTACGACTGCTGGCTATCCAGCATTTCGATCGTCTCAAGAATGGACCTGCCGGACGGGTAGCTGCCGACCTGCTCAACGTCTTTGGGCAAAAAGTTGAACGGCCCTACGCTCGTGATCGGAACCGTCTCGCGGCCTCCTTCGGACAGGTCTCGGAAATTGAGTCCGTCGATGAGCGTGCGATCGACGGCCCGGGACTTCAGCCGGTTCTGCACCGTCGCAAGCTGGAAATTTTTGACGCCGAAACCTTTTGTGCCCCACCAGTCGCCGTTGCCCGCGTCGAAGAAGATCGCGGCCATCGTCTGGGTCATGCTGTCAGGGCGAGACTCCGCCCCGGTGTCGTCGAACAGGAACTTGTCGTTGTGCTCCTGCGCTTCGGCAAAAATCATCCGCGACACCTTGCCGTCGTAGTCCCGGACCAGCAGGTGCACGAGCTTCACCGGGTCGTGCCCCGTGGTGACACCGAGCGCGTTGTCGCGCATGAGGCGCTGCAGTTCGAGAACGTCCTGCCCGGTCACCGGGGTGGACACGTTGCCGTCCTGCTTCACGAACTCGCGAACCAGCATCTCCTCGATTGCCTCGGGGCTCCAGCCGCGCTTCGTAGCTGTGGCCTTCGCGTCAGGCGTCCGAATGAGATCCCACAAGAAGTCGATCTCCATCTCCTGCCGCACGCCGAACAGCGTCAGCTTCTCGACGCTGGCCTTCGAGCGGGTCGGCACCTCGACCTCACCAACGCGCACCGCCTCCCACCGCGCCGAGAACTTGTCGTTCCAAAACGCGACACCGACCCCAAACGAGACGTGATTCTGCGAAAACAGCAGATAGTTGCGGACGTAGTCGGGGCCCCAGTCGTCGATGAAGCGGTTGAAGTTGTGCTGAAAGGTCTGCTCCCACTTCTCGGCGTTTGGGTCGTCCGGCGTGAGATACTGCACCGACGCAAGGTTCGTCGTATCGTGCAGGAGCCGCCAGTAGCTGATCAGCACTTGCTCAAGCGTGGACGCAGCGTCGCGGAAATTGACGTTGCAGCGCCAGCTCTGGCCGAGCTCCAACAGCTCCTTGTTTGAAAACGGCGGAGCCCCGTCCAACTGGTTTTGGACCTGCGCCCACTTGTTCCTGCGGACTTCGGAAGCGGTGCGCAGTTTGCGCCACAAAGACCGCGCAGTAGCGGCGTCACGGATACGGCGCTCCGTCGGTGTCGGAAGCGGAGAGGTGGCGGAGGATTCCATGCGTGGTCAGGGTCTTGTATCCGAGGTGGTCGGCGGCGGCAAGGGGGCACCGGGCCGTTGCCAGCACCAGTCCGGGAACTCCATTTCGGGGTGGTTTCCGTCTGTGATAACCTTGAGCGGGAGGTTTACCTTGGCCTGCAAAGAGCATCCGCAAGCCATGCAAACGCTTACGCCGGGTTGCCTGCGGTCCTTGGGGATAGACGCTTCAATCGCTTTGTACACCGCGGTGCAGGAGCAGAGCGCGGCATCCTTGTTGAACGGGCATCCCCGGCAGACCGCGGCCCGAGCCGCCGCTTCCTCGGGTGGACACAGCGGCGCCCGGCCGGCAGCCACTTCTGCCAAAGCGGAGACGATTGACCGACCAAACGCGATGGCTTTGCCCGTCGTCATGCTGGCCGTAAGGTCGTTGATTGGGCGGTAATCTTCGCCGGGCTCGGCCTCGCACTCGCCGTTCGTCTGGCTGGCGCAAATTTGCCGCTGGACGTCCAGCCGCAGGTTGTCGAACGGGAGGCCCTTGTATTTCCGATGCGGCAGGATTTTAGCAACAAGGTCGTCGAAAGTGTCAGATTCAAAGCGCACGCCCGTCTCTGGCTGGACGTACCTCCAGCCACCGGAGGGGGCATCGCGAAATCCTTTAAGCAGGGCCATGATGTACGATATACAGGACGTTAAGCCGAGTTAATGTGCGGCGTATCGGACGTTAAGCGGCTTGCGTGCTGAACTCTCGGTCGGGATTCATTGCGTTACTGTAGCGTACGGCCCGCCGCAGCATCCGGGTGTCGCGGGATCCGGTCGCCCCGACCGCCGGGCTGCCGGCCACCGCGCCTTTGCGGCGCAGCAGCTCGACAAGCATGACGAACGCGTCGGCCTCGTCGGGGGAGTAACCAAGGCGCTCCTTCATCTCCTTCTTGGTCTCGATGCGGATTTTCTTCTCTTTGACCGTCTCGTACTGCCGGGCCGCGAGCTGGTCGCGGAGCATCTTGTAGTCCTCGTTCAGCCCACCGACCATCCCCTCCTCCATCCACGCCCGCCCGGCCCACCAGAGCTCGGAAACGAAGCGGTCGAACAGCTCGGAGCAGTTCTCAGTATCCGTCTTCTTGAGACGGCGATCGGTCGCCCCGCCGCCAAAGTTGCAGCGGTTGATGTCCGGCGCCCAGTCCTTCTCGAGAATGGCGGCCACGCCGCGGCCGGCGCCGGTCACGTCGAGGATGAAGTTCTCGCTCTTCACTTCGTGCTTCAGGCACAGGCGCTTCACCTCTGCGGCGATCAGGTAGTCGAGCGGCTCCGACTTGTCGTTCACGGCGACCTTGATCGGGATCGACGCAACCATGTTCATCGCAAAAGGCGTGTTGTTGGCCGACCCATACTCAGCAATCGCCAGCACGCACTGGTCTCCCCCCTCGAACGCGGGGTCGAGCGACGCGACGCGCGTCGGTTTCATCTGATACTCCAATTTCTTCTCGGCCTTGTTCAGCACCGACGACGGGAAGATGACGCCAAAAAGGCCCTCGGGGGCAAACCAGCCGCGGACGAACGTCCACCAGCGGGGCGAGCCCTCACCGAACGCTTTTGCCACGCTGTCGAGGTAGTCCTGACGGATGAGAAACGGAAAAACGGTCTTCCCGTGCTTGATGTTGGCGCTCTTCAGGCCGTCCAACCTGATGCAGACTCCGCCGCGTTTAGTCTCCCAGAACTGGTCGATCTCCGGGTCGATTGTGCCCCAGCCGCTGCTTGGTTCGCACCACGTCCCAAACTCCGAGTAGCGCCGCGTCGGGTTCGCCAACTGAGCCATGCGGAAATCCGGGTCCGTCATCAGATTGGCCGCTGCCTCAAATATGGCCGACGGCGTGCCCTGCGCCTCGTCGATGACCACGTAGCGCCGCTTCCGCGAGTGCGTCCCCTGAATCTTTTCCACGGCGTCCTGCCCGCGATCGGTCGCGATGCCTTCGACAACATACTTGTCCTCCTTCGTCCCCGCCGGCCGGATCGTCATGTCATGGTTGCGAACGTCGAACATCAAACCGCCCAGAGTATTAGGGGCGATCTGAGCCGTGCGTATTGCCGACACGGTGTCGGCCCACAGACGTTTGCGCAGACCGGGAAGGTGCGTCGAGGTGAGCGTGATGATCGCGTTCTGCGGGTCAGCGATGAAAGACGTGGCGGCGATGTGCCCGAACGTGTGGGTTTTCGCGGCGCTCGCGTGGCCGATGACGGAGATCACTCGGTATTTGCACCAAGCCCACGTCAGCAACTCGAGATCGTCCCGCCAGCGCGGAACGCCGGGCTCAATCTCGCCACCATAGAGCTGCGGCCACATCGCGACCATTGCGTTCCTTAGATGGCCTTGCTGGCCAAGACCGCCCTGATCGGGGGTGCGCGCCTGCGCGTAGCACGACAACTCGATCATCGCGTCGGACCACCCGTCGGGAAAATTTCCGCCGTAACGGTTTATCACGTTGGGACCGTGAGGTAGAACGGAACGTGAACCGTCTTGTCGTTCACTTTGAATGTCAGGTACTGCCCGCTGGTAGTCCCCGGGGTCTCTCCCATCATAAATTTGTTCGTCGAATTCGGATGAACATCGAACTCGGTTCCTCCGAACCTCCCGTTTGAGATCGTTGTGATCCCGGAGCTGTCGATGAAAACGCGGTTGAATCCCTGACGGTCGCGAAGGCCCACAGTAGCCGACCCGCTGTTGCCGGGGGTGAGAAACACGCTCCCGGGAGCGACACCGTGACTGTTGCCAAAAACGTCAAGCTGACCCCCTGACGCGGAACCGTCAGACGTTCCTCCATTGACCCGGACGACGCCGGCCGCTTGGTCGGTGCAGATCAGGCACTGGTCGTCGACTACGATTTTACCACCCAAAATCTTGGGAGTCGTGATCTGAACATTAGCAGCCAGCGTGTCGACGATCACGTTCGTCAGGGTCACCGTGTTGGCGGCCGTGTTGACGGTGAACGGGGTGATGTTTGTCGACCCGTTGTAGATTTTGAACACCGTCCCCGAGAACGCGATCTCGGAAACGTCACCGCCGACGCCGCTTGAGGACCGCAGGTTCATCGCGGTCACGACGTTCCCGGCAGAAACCTTGAGCGTGTACCCGCCAGACAAGTTGCCGTCGGCCGTGGCGCGGGCCTCTGCCTCGGTATTGATGGCTGCCTTGATCGTGTTGCCGGTGGCCGTCGTCAGCGACGCCTCAATCGCGCTGTTGGCCTGAGCCAACGCTCCGGCCGCATCCACTTTCGTAGTCTGCAGCGTGTTGATGCTGGCTCCGATCGTGCCCGCAGTGGTGCTAGACAGCGACGCCGAGATCGCGCTGTTGGCCTGAGCAAACGCCTCCGTCGCGGTGACCTTGGTCGTCTCCACCGTCGACACTCGCGCCAGCAGTCCGGTGCCGGCCGTCTGCACCTGCGTCTCCAGCGTCGCAGTGCGCGTCGCCACGGCGGACGTGTTAGTCGAGATGCTCGTGATTTGCTCAGTGATCTTCGACGAGAACGCGTTGAAGCTGGTCTGGACGGTGAGAGTTTGCTGCGCGAACGCCTGCGTCGCGTCGGCGAACGCTACACGAGTTTCCACAATGCTTGCGTTAGCATTTGTGAGGTCTGTCGTGAATTTAGCCTCTATAGCGGTTATCTGCTCGGCCCGGGCGGAGTCCGCGGTCACCGCAGTCCGAAAAGCGGTCCCAGCCAGCGCCGATGCGGAGCCCACGGCGGTCGTCAGCTTGGACGCCGCGGCGACAATTTTCTCGTCAAGCTCGGCGGTGGCCGCCTCAAGCTCCGCCCGCAGAGCGTCCAGCGCCGCAGCACGGGCCTCGGATTCCCGCTTGATGCGGGCCAACAGCAGTTCGTCAGGTACGGAGCTGGCCATGTGGGGACATTAACCGGCCGCGGGCGCCGGGGCAACGGGGTGCCGGATCACTTGCCCGACTGCTTTTGGTGCCGGATCCCGATCCACGCGTAGCCGATGGCGAAGCAAAAGGTCACGATTTCGGGTTGCAGCCCGCCGAGCTGGTCGGCCGGCAGGTGCCAGACGTACCAGCAGGCGCCGATAACCATCGCCGGCCGAACCAACTTGGTGATCGCCTCGACTACCGTGAACACACCGTGAGTCCACGCAGGAGCGCCCGCGGGCGGGACATACGAAGACGAGAACCCTTCCTGCGCCTTGGTGAACGCTGCCAGCTCGCCGATAGCGATGTCCTTCTCTTTGATCGCCTGCAGTTCCGCGATGCGTCGTTTCGACGCGGACCATTCGCGGGCCTCCGCGGCGAACGTGCCGAGGAGCTGCGTAATTCCGCCGAGGACGGTGCCGCCGGCGGCGGAGATCAGGAAAGACCAGAAGCTCATACGCTGAAGTGTCTGCGCAGTTGGAGGAAGGTCTTGGTCGCGATCACGCGCAGAATCCGCGAGCGCCAAGGAAACACAAAGCGGTACGGTCCGCTGTTAGGGGCCAGCTCAGGCAAGTCGCCGCCAAGCACGCGAACGCGTACGGGCTTGCCATCAACGCGCCGCAGGTCGAGCCGCACGCCGGTGGTCGCGGCGTGCGATTGATCCGACGCGTTGCCAATGTCCACCAGCGGGTCGCCTTCGATCAAACCGGAGACAGAGATGTTTCGGCTGCCGCCCTTGATCGTAAACCCCATCCGGGTGCGCGGCGTAAATACCCACCGATCGGCCACAATCGAGACGTCGCGGCAGAGGTTGTTGACGTCCAGCGCATCCTCGCGGCCGCCGTGCACGACACCGAACTGCGCCGAAAACCCGGTCAGCCCGGTCGAGCACTTGATGGTGTCGGCAATCTCCTCCCCCGGGATCAGCGGCTTACCCCACGACACGAAGCGGCCGTTGTCGTGGGGGCCGTTGTACGAGAGCAGGTTGATGTCCCTGCTGCTCATTCCTTCAGCGCGCCGACGGAGATAAGTCCGTTCAGCACGTCGATCGGGATCTTGTTTTTCTCGATCTTCAGATCCTCGTCGGTGAACACGGTAGCCGGCACGCCCTCCGCGTCAGCCGCGAGCGCCTCGTCGATCGCCGCCATAAATTCGGCGAACGCAGGCGTGTTGCGCTCGATGTTGAAGTTGCCGTCGGAGTCGGCTGTGCCCTTGGCGCGGACCAGCGCGATTCGGACCTTCTCAAAATCGGCCTCGGCGCTTTCGCACTTGCGAATCGTCTTGGCGATCTTGAGCCGCACAGCGCCCGACAGATCGAGCGGCGACTTTTGATCCATCTCGGCAAGCCGAGACAGATGTTTTTTCAGCGTGATGGCTTCGTGTGTTTTCATGGGACTAAAAACAGTCTCGCCAATCAGACCTGCGGCGACGGTGCCGACGGATCGACCGGCAATCCTTGGTAGGGAGGAACAATCTCGACGATGGTGGCTCCGAGCTTGTTGGCAACAAATTCTGCGACAAAATTGTCGTCGGCGCCCCACAGAGCATATTGCCCAGAAGGCAAGTTTAGTTGCCCGTGGTGGAGCGCGTCGCCGTTGGCGCCAGTCAGGCGGTACGAGATCGATGCGTAGGATCCGAGAACCACGTTGCAGTTCAGGATCTCGATCGTGTCAGCCGCTCCGAGGAACGACGTTATCGGTTGGATTTTGATTTTCATGCGGAAGGTTGTGGCAGGGTGCGCGGAACTTGCAGCCACGACACAGTCGCCTCGTCCCACTTATATTTCATTCCTGCTGCGGGAGGCGTACTGGGTCTCGGAATAGGCGGATACCAGTCGCAGATATCTTCGTTCAGGAGCCAGCTCGGGTAGGGCTTGGGCGGGATGAAGGCGTCACGAACTGAGTCGTAAGTGTAGCCCGGATGCGCGTAGTTCTTACGCAACGGAGTTCCTCCGGTACGATGGTGTCCGTGCCGTGTGTTGTACGAGGTTTGGACCCAAGTGCCGCCAAAAGGCCGTCGCTCGATTTTTCCGTCGACCAGCACGCCTTTGAAACACTCGGTCGCTAAGTACTCCTGACCGCGGTGCTGCTGCTCGTCGGGCACGACGAGCACCTGCACGACGAGTCCGTCTGCGTCGATCTCGGCAAAGTGCGCCACGTCAGTTGTTCCTCCACTTGTAGGCAACGACAACAAGTCCAGAACCGCCGCTGCCGTAACTGCCTCCCGGATTTCCTCCGGGCCAATTTCCGCCACCACAACCGCCGCCGCCGCCGCCACCGGCACCAGTATTAGCCACTGCAGAACCCCCAGTTCCGGGTGTGCTACCGTTACCGTCACCGCCTTCGCCGCCGCTGCCTCCTACGCTATTTGCCCCCGCGCCCCCGGCCCCACCTGAATAGCCGTAAGCAAACCCACCACCGCCACCACCACCACCGCCGCCGCCATAGGTTCCACTATAAGCATTTGCGAATGGAACTGTGTTCACAGTTGTTCCGGTACTACCGGGAGCTCCAGCCCCTCCGTTACCATAAGACACTCCACCACTGCCGCCAGAACCCCCACTCGCACCTCCTCCCCCGTAAGCCACAACTGTGGACAATGAGCTATCGTTTCCTCCTCCTGCGCCAACTGTCAAAGTCCACGGGGTGTTTAGTCCGAAATCCCCGGTAGTCCACGCATAGGGGTTGACCAAAACTTGTCCCCCATTACCGCCACCGCCGCCGCTACCACCATCTTCATAAGAAAAGTCGTACCCGCTGGGGTCGCCACCCCAGCCATCCTGACCACCGCCTACCAGCAACACCTTAACCGAATACGCGCTACTAGCGTACGAGGTAAACGTGATATTTGCCGTCGAATAGAAATAGTGATACTTCCA